AAGATTTAGGATTTTCTTGGTTTCGTGCCAAGGTAAGCAAGCGATTCCATTCCAATCCTGTGACGTTTTTAAATCCTCCAAAAAATTACAAACTGCCCAATGTTACAGATTCTAAAAATATAAGTTGCCACGCTATAGCTGAGCAAAGCATTTATGTTGCTGCCAATGGGCATATACTACCGTGTTGCTGGTTTGGTGCAGAAGCATTTACCTTAGATCAAGAAGCAAAAAATTTGCTGTCTGACTGGAATAATCAATTGGTTCCATCGTGGGCTGACTCTCCTCATAGAATTTGTAAAGCCACGTGTTCAGTTGATGTCGGTGGTACTAGTTTTAGTAAACAGTGGAAAATAGAAGAGCAATTAAAATAATGTTAGATGTATTAATGTTATCAATTCCCAGAATTGCACCTGTGCGACCACAAGCAGCTATGGGTATTCTCAAGGCGTTGTGTATGCAAGAAAATAAAACCAGTGCTACTATTGATTTTAATAAAGAATTTTTCTTAGAACTGACAAAAACACACACGGCTGATGCAAAAGAAATTGACGAGTATTTTATAACTAATCATGTTACTCTGTCAGAGCAAGCAAAAGAAACCTATAAGATTTGGCTTGAGTCGTGTGTTAACAAAGTGTTGGACTGTCCGGCAAAAATACTAGTTGTTAGCATTTTCAGTTGGCAGAGTCAACGATTTGCCTACGACTTCCTGTCAATACTACGTGAATTGTTTACCGGAGAAATAATAGTAGGTGGGCAAGGTTTAGAAAATAGGCAAAATATGAGCTCGCACTGGACCCCAACAGCCGAGTTTGCTGAGTTGTTATTAAAAGAAAAACTCATTGACTGGTATCTCAAAGGTGAGTCTGAGGAAACATTTCCAAAATTTTTACGTGGCGAGAGAGATCTTCCTGGATTAAATTGTAATGGTGTTGTGATACTTGAAGACTGTAATAAAATTCCAATTAGTAATTTTTCAGACTTTGATTTAACTTCGTATCAAAACGGATTTGTTGGCGGAGTATTGCCCATTGAAAGTTGTCGGGGATGTGTTCGAGCTTGTGTATTTTGCGAAATGTCTGGTGAACACGGCGCATACCGACACAAGGATGGTGCCCGGCTGGGACAGGAACTAATACACTACTACGAAACATATGGTGTAAAACACTATTACTTTCATGACGACTTGATCAATGGAGATCTAATAGACTTTGATAAGTTTCTCGATGAGATACTAAATTATTACAAAGAACATGACTTACCTAACAGGACATTTAGTTTCAGTGGGTATTGGATTGTACGTTCAAAAAAACAATTTAACGAACATAGTTTTGAAAAATTATATCGTGCTGGCGGAAACACCCTGGTCACCGGAGTTGAAACCGGTAGTGATCGTCTAAGAAAAGTAATGAAAAAAGGATTTATCAATACGGATCTTGAATTTACTCTTGAACAAATTAGCAAGTTTGGTATGAAGTTTTATTTTATGTTAATTTCTGGGCTACCTGGCGAAACACTCACTGACTTTGAGGAAACTTTAGAATCGCTGACTCGGTGGCAAAAGTATGTTGCCACCGGAGCTATTATTGGTATCAATTTGGGAACCACTGCTACCATAGAACAAGGAACTGCAATTTACAATAACTATAAAAAATTTAATCTAGTGGGATTTAACAATGCACGGCCTACTGGTATCAACTGGATGAGTACAGAAACCCCTGAATTAGATTATCGAGAGAGAGTTCGTCGACGTGTCCTAGTACAAGAACACGTGGTTAAATTAGGGTACCCACTGTGGAAAGGTGACGATCATCTTAAGATCATCCTGGACCAATATAAACAAAATATAGAAGTGTGGGAGGCGTAATGGATCTCAGTTTGCAGTTTACATTTAATAATCACTTTAGAACTCCTACTGTTACCATTGGCTTGGATAATATGGTATTGTATCAAGGTGATGTTACTGATGAATTCAATTTCACAGTTGATCTGAGTGCCGGACAACATCGTTTGTGGATCGAACACTATGGCAAGCAACTGCAGGAAACTGACCAACACAATGATTGTCATGTACAAATTGATCAGATTAGATTTGACGGAGTTAATTTGGATCAACTTGATTATTGCAAGCTAACTCACCGAGGACAGTTTTGTCCAAAATACACAGAAAGTTATGTATCCAGTTGTAGGGACTCCAACATAGACTTGCCCAAATATATAAGCCCCAATCACTATTTAGGTCACAATGGTGTGTGGCATCTGGATTTTTCTAGTCCAGCACTGCTTTGGATTATCACAGAACAAAATCCAAGCGGAATGCATTTAGAAGACACTATATTCTCAACCAGTAGTAATGTGTTAAGCGAAATAAAAGATTTTTTTAAATTACAATGACATTTAATTTTGCCCTGATTAATGAGTACCAACTGGAAATAACCAGTTATTGTAATGCAGCATGTCCGCAGTGTCCCCGTAACAATTTAGGCACGGGCATCAATCCTTACATGCCTCTTGCGCATTTGTCCCGTGAAGTGATCGATCGTGCATTTGATTCAGAGTTGTGCGGTCGTATCCGACAGATTTTCTTTTGCGGCAGCTATGGTGACCCCATAATGCATCCGGAGTTTCTTGATATATTAAGAGACTTTAGACGTAAGAATCCCACATTGTGGTTGTACATACACACTAACGGCGGTGTACATAACACAGAATACTGGGCCGAGATTTCTAAAATAATGAACGGCTATGGACAAATTGATTTTGGCATTGATGGACTCGAAGACACTTTACATTTGTACAGAAAGAATGTAAAATACAGTAAGGTTATAGAAAACGCAACAGCATTTATTAATGCCGGTGGGCGAGCACAATGGAATTTTATTGTGTTCAAGCATAACCAGCATCAAGTTGAAGCAGTTAAACAACTGGGAAAAGAATTAAAATTCTTCAATGTGTTGATTAGAAAAACAGGAAGATTTTTTAATCATGCTACAATAGAAGAAATGCCAAATTGGCCGGTTAGAGACGAGTATGTGTTGGAACCGCCTAGTTTGCCAGAGTATCGAAATCAAAGCATGTTATTCTTACCTGATTTGAAAAAAGAATTTAATAATATCAAAGAATATTTTGATACAACAGAAATAAAATGTGATGCATTGCATGGCAAAAAAGTTGCTATTAACGCAGAAGGGTTATTGTTACCTTGTAATTTTTTCAATCATAATTTATACGATCAACGATTTTATGAAGACGGAGTATTGCCGGGTGCTAACCCATTGAGCACAGTAAATGGTAAGAATCAGGTGCGTGAGTTTTTAGAATCGTATAATTTAGATAGTTTTAATATTAATAAAAACAGTTTAGAAGATATTTTTAACAATCCTATGTGGAATGATTTAGTTGCTAGTTGGAATAAAACATTATCGCAAGGCAGATTATTTGAATGCTCAATGACATGCGGTTCAAAATTAACAAAAGTTTGGGATCAAGGAGGATCAATAAAATTATGAAATACATGATAACCGGAGGCAACAGGGGGCTTGGACAAGCACTGTGTGAACAATTTAGCGGCGATAGCTATAGTCGTACAAATGGTTACGACATAATCAAAGACAGAGAAAAATTAGTACAAGCAAGTTTAAACTACGATGTGTTTATTAATAACGCATTTGATGGGCCATTCCAAGAATCATGGTCCGATTTTGGACAAGTTAAATTATTGTTTGATGTTGCAACTGCTTGGAAAAATGCCAATAAAGTCGGCTACATTATTAATATTGGTAGCTCTGGTAGTGAATCTATAGTGTCGCCTGATCCTGCATGGGAAACTTATCGGGTCAGCAAAGCAGCATTAAAACATCATAGTTTACAATGGACTCAAGCATTTAAAGAAAATCAAACGTTTTTTAGAACAAGTTTAATTACATTAGATCGATTAGACACGTTGTTAAGCCGTAGCCGCGCAAATTGGACCGGTAATGGTATTGATTTATCTGATGTAGGCAACATGATCAATACTTGCATCAGCGTTAATAACAACACCTGTATTGGAGAAATTACTGCTTGGGTAAACTTCAACACGTAACCATCAAAATTTACACTAAGACACTTTAAGGCATAACTATACAGCAAGGACAAATACAGCACATATGACATGGTTTTTTCAAAACACCCCAGTTGAGATTCTTCCTGAAGAATGTGTTGGATTTGTTTACTTGATCACTAATAATCTATCTGGACGCAAGTACATAGGCAAAAAATTAGCAAAATTTAGCAAGACAACTTACAAAATAGTCAAGCAGAAAAACGGCATTAAGAAAAAGAAAAAGATACGCACAAAGGTCGACTCAGACTGGCGTGAGTACTATGGGTCAAGCCCAGAACTTTCTAAAGACATCGAACAACTAGGCACCGA